GGAATGATCTCCCACCCCAAATCCTTGCTGCCCATGTTGAGCCAGAGACGAGCGTCGTCTTTGTCTTTGGCAAATTTGATAAAGGCTTTAAGCGTCAAATCAATACGCTTACGCGGCTGGTTCCTGTTGCCATTGAAAACAATGAATGCATCTTCAGGGACGCCAAGCTCTTTTCGGCACGCCTGTTTATCAAGCGGGAAGAATTTTTCAAAGTCTGTACCATGACCAATAATATCAATGGGCTTGGTGTAGCCCATTAGTCGCAGCTCCTTTTCCGCGAATTGCGTGTAAGTGGCCAAACCGTCCCATTCCATCATTGGAGCGGTCAGCTCGGGGAAAAGGCCGTAAGAATCAATGGGAGTGTAAACAAACCATTTAAATCCAACTTGCTCCTTGAAGCTTTTCGCTTGATTCCACAGATTTAACGCAATCCAAATATCATTCGTCACCCACACCAAATCAGGCTTAATGCGGTTGATCAGATCGGCAATACGATGAGAACCAAATGGATCGGAACCATGGACCATGGCGGGATACATTTGGCAATGCCCCTGCATTTCATTGGGATCGCCATGCCAATTTACCGCCAAAGCATGCACTTCATGCTCTTTTGCCAATGCAGGGATGAGATATTCGGCTACGCGTCCAAATCCCGTTTGCACGCCAACGTCGCCACAATAAAGAATTTTTGCCATAGGACAAAATAAGCTTGCACAATACTACAGGCCAAAATTACACTTGCACACTTGGCGCTTGTTGGCGGAAATATTTGACGCTACATCGACAATTAGCCCTACATGCACAACGCTGCCCAGGAAGCGGCACGCTGCCAATGGGAACCATGCCGCGAGCAGCATAGTCGAGGCAATCTTGACAGTGTTTCGCTTGTGAATCAAGGATGCGTCGCATCAAGGAATAGCCTTGTTTTTCTTGACGAATACTGGCGCCTTCCCAAAAACTACCTCGCACGCTCTGAGCATACAGCCCGATACGAGCAAGAGCCATGGCACTAGAAACGCGGCCATCCAGAAGATCACGAGCAAAGCTCTGTAAGAAAGCATATTCCACACGGAGACGCTGCCCGATGCGCCCCCAGTCAGCAGCCCCCATCGTTTCGCGTCCGCCATTGCCAATGATCGCCGCCTGTAAGTGAACAAGTTTAAGAGCCTCTCTTACGCTTCCTTGCCATTGATCCAACGTAATATCACCAGCGCTAAGCATACGTGTAAAACGCCGTAGCTCAGCGCCAAGCTTATTAATTCGACCATCCACCAATGCTTCCACTGCGCGAGCGCTGAGAAAACGTCCGTTAGCGCCGCGATACCTGCCACTAATGGGGTCGTAGCGCCAGGATGACTGATCAAAGCGAACAATGGCTTCAGAGAATTGGGAGAGATCATTGAGGCTGGACATCCTCTGCCTCCAGGATATCTTTGAAGCGCTCAGGCGCTTCTTCCTTCCATTGATTCAATGCGGCGGAAATATCCTCTTCATCAATGAGAGAAGCCTCATCAATATCAGCAAGAATGAGACCGCTTGTTTTCAATGGTTCAATTGCGTCTGTTTTACTGCTGACCATTTTTGCAGGCCCCTTACGCTCTGGGTCAGGATCGGCGGCACGTTTGCGACGCACGATGGTTTGACGCTCTTCTTTGCTCATGACTTGAGCTTTTGCCTGTGGAAGACACTTTGGCTTGCCTTCCTTTTCTTCACGAGCGCCGCAAGGACCAAGGATTTCACCGTTGGCTCCGATTCTCACCCATTTTTCCTTGAACCATTTGTCAAGGTCATCTGCATGTAAATCGCCTTCATCGCTTTTGAAGGCGCCACTTAAAGAGCCATGCTTTTTCTTGTACATCTGCTTGTACTGTTGCACTACATAACCACTTGCGTAGGCAGAAGGCCATACTTTGAACTTAGCCTTCGCAGCACTCACAGCACGGGAATGAAGTTCTTCATCCGTAAACTTCACATCGCCACGAATTTCTTCAAGATCGCGAGGCAAGAAAAGCCCCGCTGCTGAATCTTCAACTTCCCGACTTCCATCCATAGGAAGCGTGCCGTTTTCTTCATTTAAAGGATCACGGCCACCAGGAGGAACAGCTAGACCTTCACCCCCAGATTGAGTGGAGCCACCCCCACCTTGAGTGGGAAGCTGGCGAATGACAGAAGGATCAAGCGTAAGCTCCATGCTCCACTCGGAACCGCCGTAACGGGCGTCCGCCACCTCCTTGGGACTCAGTACGCCAAGTTGAATGTAACGGCCATCTACAGCCGCCACGCGAGCCCTTACGTCAGCCATTTCGCGCTCATTCAGCTCGAACAATGGATTGAAGGAGATGCGCCACGATTCAGGAAGCTCGCCTTTTGTCGGACCGTCCTTGCTCAGCATGATGTATTCCATCAGCTTCTTGACAGGGCGCTTGAAATGCGTGCCTTGATAATCCGCCAAGGTTTTTGCAAAATCACGCTCTTCGCTGCGACCAGTGGAGCCCAGGCCGCCAGGACTTTCACCAAATAGAACAGTATGAGGAATTTTGCTGGCGCCAATAATATCCACGCGAAGCTTTTCAAGGATTTCTCCAATGCCACCAAAGTTGCGACTAATAAATTCAAGCTCTTCCTTTTCAGCGTCAATCGCGTAGCCACGATAAATGCTCTTGCTCATGTCATTCACTTGCAAGCGATCACGAATGGAGCTTTCTTTTCCAGCCGCAAGCATTGCTGCTAAGCCCCTCACTTTATGAACAAAAATATCAAATTCAGTGAGAAGAGTTGCTGCAGAATTGAGGCCAGTCCAGTAATGACGGAAGCTATCATAAACAGTTTGCAAACTGCTCATACCCCAACCATAGTTACGTTGCCTAACGCGATAAGGCAACCAGTCACCATCAAAGCGCAGAATCCTATCTTTGTGAATATAAGAAAGCGTGGGCTCGTTAATTAAATCTCCAGAGATGATCTGATAATAAGTGGCTTTTGAATAGTCGTATAAGTTTTCTTCGTTGATAACTGGTGCAATTTGCCATCGATCAAGGCATTCAATTTCTTCAATGCGACGGATGTTACGTTTATCGACAGGCATGTAAGCGGGACGCCCATCGTCAATAAAGAGAAGTAGACAAGCACCCCCATAAAGGCGGGAGTTTTTGGCTGCGAGGTTGAGCTGTTCAAGAATGTAGAGGTCTTCAATCGTTTGTTCAATGCCTTGTACTTCTTCGGCTCTTACGCCATCACCACCGAACAACACTTTAAAGCCCTTTCGCGTGGCTTGATCTGCGTAGATATCGACAATGCGACGAGGAAGCCATTCTCCATAGAGATTTTCAAGATCTTCTTGCGGCAGGAAAACAGTGGCAGTAGTTTTGGTGTACTGACTCTTATCGCGGCCAGTGCCCATGCCAATTAGCACGTTTTGAAGGCCGTCTGCGCGAATACCACCTGCCGTGGCGTGCCCCAAATCAATTGCTTCGCCTTCCATAACCAATGCTAATGGCTAAGTTGTATTGCTTTCAGTCTAATTCCTGGATACATTGTCCGTAGAAGCTGGCCATTATGGACTGGTTAATGCCCCTCACTTTCGCTTTCACGCCCGATCAGCGGCAACGCGCTCGCGACGAAGCTTTTCGCCGTCAAGCTGTCAACGAAAAGCAAGGCAGAAAGGGCAGGAACAATGGAGCCGAGAATGGCGAGTTGGCTCTGCGTCATCATTTGCTCGGCGCTGCTGGAGAAATGGCCGTAGCCGTAATGCTCGGCATGGAAAACAAGCTCTACCAAGAGACAGAAGCAAAACGCGGCTCCGCAGATCTTCCTCCAAATATTGACGTTAAAACTCGCTCTAGGCATTACTACGATTTAATAGTGCAACTAGATGAAAACCCAGATAAGATATTGGTGCTTGTCACAATTGAAAATCGCATTACTCTCATCCATGGCTGGATAAAAGCTGCTGATGCGATGAAGGAGCAATGGAAAAAAGACCCAGCGGGAGGGCGCCCTGCGTACTTTGTGCCTAAAACTGAACTACTTTCCCTATCTTTATTGAAGCACAAGTGAACCTTACTTGCAGTCAATTCGCTAAACATGCTCTCGGTTTAGAGCTTTATCCGGCGCAAGCTCGCATTTTGGATGAATTCTTTCAGCCAGGCAAATCCCATGCAGTGTGGGCTTTGGGACGAAGAAGCGGCAAAACCTTGATGGCTGCCGTGGCGTGCCTCTATATGTGCTTTGTTCTGGAAGAAGAATATCGCCGCAAAGTTAGAAAAGGGGAGCGATGGTATGTGGTGACGGTGGCAAACAGCCAAGACCAGGCTCGCATTGCTCTTAACAACATCCGCCAACTAATCATTGAAAGCCCCTTCGCACAAGAGATTGTTCGCGAAACCGCTGACATCATTGAACTTAGTAACAATTGCGTATTTAAGGCCATCCCTACATCAGGACGAGCCGCTCGTGGCCTCGCTTGCGCTGGTGCAGTATTTGACGAACTTGCATTTGCCACTGAAGGCGATGCAAATAGTGGAGGGCGTGGCATCTATGACGCACTATCCCCCGCCATCGCTCAGTTCGGAGGCAAAGGACGCATCCTCGAGCTGTCTTCTCCATGGCTCACGGATGGTATCTTCTATCAGCATTTCAAAGAAGCATCGTCAGGACGTTTTCCTTTCATGCAGGCAGTGAATCTCCCAACGTGGGAGATGAACCCAAATATTTCGCAAGAGTTTCTTGACACAGAGAGGCAGCGCGACCCCGAAAAGTTTAAGGTTGAGTATGGAGCACAATTCGCCTCCAACCTTTCGGCGCTAGTCAATAGCGATGTGATTGATGCCTGTATTGATGATCGCCGCGCAGCATTACCACCACGCCCTGAATTCCAGGGAGCTTACGTCCTTGCCCTTGACCCCGCCCGTGGTGGCGTTGGCCGCGACGACTACACTGCTTGTATTGTTCACTACGAAAACGGCACTCTTGTCGTGGATAAGTTCCATTCGTTCGTAGCTGATTTTGAAATCAATGGAAGGAAGGAAGTGAATATCAATGCAGTGGAAGATTGGATTAAAGAGCAGCATCGCCTATATGTGTTTGACACGATTGTGATGGACCAGTTCAACAGTGCTGGTACCATTCAAAGCTTGGCCAGCGATTTGCCCATTACAGAACTCACTTGGACTGTTAGTTCAAAAATGAAAGCTTTCAGCAAAATGCGAGAGCTTTTTAATGCAGGACAAATCAATGTCTATCGTCACGAGAAGGCAATTATGCAGCTCAAAAATTTAACGGTGGTCTATAAACCAAGCGGGCAATGGAGTGTAACGGGTGGTAAAGCCACTGGTATTGATGACTTGGCATTTGCAATGGCTGGTGCCATTCTTGCTGCAAGTAAAGACGATGATATTGGCTGGATCGAAAGCTTAATCTCCTAGTATGATTTTCAAACAATAGTTCTGTCATGAAGTGACTTATTGCAAATTAACTATGCAGGAAACCAAATTCCTCGTAGCACTATTAGAAAACGCTCCCACTAGCAAGCAAACTTCTCTCCAGCTTCTTGCTGCTGAGCATCTATACATCCCCACATTACTCCCGAAGCTCAAGGCCCATGCCAAGCGACTGAAAGAAGAGGAGCAATTAGAGCGTTCTTGGGAAGCAGACGCCACCGACGATGACTACATGCCAGACCATGACGGCAGTGAAAGCTTAAGAGAATATGACGCCTAACCATCATCGTGTTATGATTTCAAAGCTTTCGCGAAGCACGCTGGCCAGCGTTTTAAAAGAACAGTATCGGGGGATGCTGTTCGTTGCCACAAAATGGAGCCAAGGCTATGGGCCGACCCATGGTTAAAAGCTGTACAACGGCGGATTGAAGCCCCGCCCTCAGCACCTTTGCTCCT